TTAAACATCAATATCTACCAGTGACGCTTTTTGTATCATATCAAAGGTAATATGCTTGATTGATAAATCAGTCTCTAGAAGTAACTCCTTTTTATGAATATCTGTTCCGGTAATCTTTCCATTTTCATCATATAATTTTTTATTATTCCAAATAGTAAGCTTAATTTGTTTTTGCATTTTGTAAGCTCGTTGTATTGTTTGCTCAATCTCTTCAAGTTCCCATTCAGTCAATTCACGCTTTTTATCGTAATACTGCTCCTTTTTCCACTCCTTTAGTCGAACTAAATGTTCAGGTAACATCAATGATGTCCATTTCAAATTTCCACGGTCTTGTATCATCACAATCACTCTCCACTATTATTCAACGTCAGATACTTTTAAAATATCTAGGAAATGTATCTTATGGATGCCCATATCTCTGTCTTTTATGTGGATTAATTTTGTGTTTGCATCCATTTTTACGACCGTACCTTCTAATAGCTCATCATGTTTGTAAATTGTGTATGTATAAATTTTATTTTCTTGCATTGATTCTGATAATACATAGGCTATTTCTTCAAGGTCAAATTCATCTCGGGGTAAATGCTTTGGTTCTTTTGCTGGCCTAGATTGAGCTCTTTGTTCTTCTAATTTCTTCATCTTTGAATTTTTTGTTGATTTTGTAACTGCTGCAGACATGGTAAACTCTCCTTACTAAACAGAACGTCTGTTTGATTTTAATTCATTATAGAACTAGCGTTCTCTTTTAGCAATAAATTTATTTGGAATTTAAGGAATTAAATAGATAAATACGGTTGACTCTACATACTAGTACTAGTATAATTAGAGTAAAGAAAGGAGGTGAACAAGTGGAATACTTAGGAACAATAATAGCCCTAGTGTTCATCGCATTACAACTTCATTCCAAGTGGCTCGACAACCAGAAGAAGAAGTTAGAAAATGAACAACTAAGGCTACAAAACAGAAGAACAAGAAGAGGGGGTTAACCCCTCCTTGTTTCCTAAAGTATACCATGAGCCCATGAAAATATTAAATATTATACTCATCGTCTTACTTATTGCCCTGCTTGCGTTATATGTAAGAGGTTACTTCTTAAAACGTGAGCAAAAAAGATTATTGAAGGAACGTGATGACAATGGAAAAAAATCCTCAAACGGAAGCAAATAAGCGCTGGCAAGAAAAGAATAAAGAACGTGCAAAATACACTAGTGCCCGATCTAGGGCACGTAGTTTTATCAAAAATTCTGCTTTAGAGGAAGATTTAGAAGAGTTTATGGAATTGATTTTAGAACGTAAACAAATGTTAAACCAAATGCAAAAAGACCAAGACGGCATTTAGCTATCTTGGTCTTATCCTTTCTTATAACGTCCGTTTTACAACCGAAATTAGCAACCCTAGTGCTTCACCATCTGTCATAGAACCTACTTTATCGCTATGGTCTACCTTTAAGATACCGCGCTGATATGTCTCTTTTAACAATCCTTTTAAGTCCTCTTTAGCTGTTGATGTTAATGTGTTAGTCACTGGTGTTTCCTCCTTTTGTTGAATAGTTGTTGTTGGTTTCATAGCTTCTTCAATTCGATTCAAGAAGCTATTCCAACGGTTTTCACTTAAAACTCGATGCGGACAGTATTTTCCGTTCCAATCTTGATGTTTCTTTACACGCTCAATGCCCCAACCATATTGTTTTAATAACGAGGCAATATACTGTACTGCATTTTCCTCTGCAGCAGTATAACGAACTCCACCACTTTTGCTGTAGCAAATTTCAATACCAATTGATTTACGATTACCGTTGCCCTGTCCATCACCGCAATGCCAAGCGTTACGGTTAAATAGAATTCCTTGAATTACTTCTACATCGTCAACGGCAACGTGATAAGATACCTGGTTGTCGTTTGTTATCATATATTTGATTTCATTTGCTGCAGTTGCATCATTGGCCGTATTGTGTACCGTGATGTATTGCGGCGTCATTGTATATGGTGCTTTTACTGGATATTTGTTAGAAGGCAATAGATTTTGTTTGAATGCATAAGCCATTATTGCTCACCTTCTTTTTTAGCAGCCTTTAATAAATCGAACGTTCCAGAAGCAGTTAGTCCGGCCACAAAGCCAGCCATCAACATGACGTACACAGGATACTCTGATAACGGCCAGCAAACTAAGCCAATAAAAATACCAATCACTACCGATGTGATTGGCATGTACTGCGTATTAATTTTAAACGTATTTTTCAGCACCTCTGATAAAGCTAAAACGATAGCCACCATTACCATTGCAATCATAAAAATGTTTGTTAAATCCATTATTCATCATCCTTTTCTTTTTTGTAACTGTATTTTTCCATGCGATCCATACGACCTTCTAAAACAGTAATGTTTCGATTAATTCCTTCCAAAGCTATGGCTGTTTTTTCTTGTGATTCATTAGACCGTTCTAAGTGGTCCATTAATTTGTTTTCGCGTTCTTCTGCTCGGTTCATCAAATTATCGTTCTTACTAATTAAATAGCGAAATGCCCCAAACGCTATGATTAAACAAGCTATTGCCCAAACTGCTTGGCTTGTAGCAATTTCATTTACTGCAGCCACATCCATTCCATCACCAATCCTTTGCCCTATTCAAAATAAAAGGCCATGAGATTCATCGAGAGTCAGTAACCTTTACCGTTGCCCATCTCGATTAATCTCACAGCGCATAATAAAAAGCACCCTCGAGCGAGAGTGCTTTTGTAATCTAGATATACTCTTTATTCACATTAGATTCAGAGATTCCTAAATTTTGAGCTACATGTTCTACTAAAACATAGTCAGTTTCGTTGTTTTTAACATCAATAAAATTATCAGTTATATCCTTATTCCTAATTTCCTTATTATTGATATCATAGATTTTCACTTCCTTAATTACCACAAAGTAATCTTGAAGAGCATCTTCATATTCTTTTTTCATAAAAATAATTGCAGAATGAATCGGATTCATAAAGTCCCCTCCTTCGTCTACTTAATTCGACAAAAGGGAGTAATTTCCTTTAATTTTCCCAATAAAATAACGCTAAGCATCTGCTTGCGTTTACTTTGTTACTGAACAATATGGGACTCACTTATTTCTCTTGTTTAGAATATCTTAATGAAAATATCAATGCCATTAAAGGAAACAGTGATTTAGATATACAAATACTTAATCCAATTAAACCCATTAAAGATAAGTTATATATAACAACAAATAGCCATGTTTCATTTTTCATAAGTATCCCCCTTTTAAATTTGGTAAAATCTCCTTATAAGGAGGTGATTCTATGAATGAAAATATCAATATTAAAGATGCTGCCGAAGCTGTAAAGGGTATTGTAGAAGCCGTTCCAGTTTATCAAGATCTAGCTCAACCAGCTGTTCAAGAAATCGGAAAAGGTCTACATACACTGTCAAAAGTAATTCATATTGCTTTAGCACCAGTATCAGCAGCTGTTTGGGGTTACGAAAAAATCAGTAATTACGTTCAAACTTCTCTAGAAAAGAAACTAGAAAATGTCCCGCCAGAAAACATTATTCCGCCAGATATTTCAGTTGCTGGTCCTGCACTTGAAGCGCTAAGATTTGTCGGTGATAAAGAGGAATTACGAGAAATGTTTTCTACATTGCTTTCAACATCTATGAACAGTGAATTATCCAAATTAGCGCATCCTTCATTTGTTGAAATTATAAAACAACTCAGTTCGGATGAAGCGAAAATCCTTAAAAGTATAGATCACGACCTTTCTTTTCCTATACTTAAGGTTCAAATATTCGAAAAAAACACCAGACATTACTCTGAACCATTATTAAATTTTAGTCTGTTGCCTTTTGAAAGTAATTGTGAACATTTTGAATTAGGCCCTAGTTATATCAATAATCTTAATAGGCTTGGTTTAATATTTACTTCATACACCCAAAGAAAAATTGGAGAAAATGTATACGAGCCGTTAGAAAGCCACGTACAAGTAAAGTACTGGGAAACAGTTGCAAATGCTTCGGATAAATCGTTTGAAATCCAAAGGGGAATAATACAACGAACTGATTTTGGCGCAAATTTCTATAACGCTTGTATCAAATAAAATTTAAGAATGAGGACAATAAAAAAAGACACTTACGCGTCATACTTTTGTCCTCATTCTTATTGAGTTTACTGAACAATATGGGACGATTGTTTACTGCATTAACAGTTCAAGTTCGTTGTACTGTTCCTGAGTAATACGTCCTTTTAGTAAATAAAAATCCATTTTATTTAACGTATCTTCACGATTATAATTCCCACCATTGATAACAATTTTTAAAGCGCCATAGATCATGTTATAGAGCCTCCGTTTCTATCTCTTTTTGAATTAATAACATTTCTGTATTTAGTAGTGTTTGTGCTTGCATTTCCTCTAACGTTGGTTGTGGTTCGACAGGATTAGGAGCGACAGGTGCCGTAAAGTCGCCTGTTTCGCTGTTGTAGTCCCAACCTTCTTGAATATCTTTTCTACCTGTAATATCAACTAAAATAATATTAGGTGCAAAATCAGGCTTTTCGTCTGCTTCAAAAATCCAATGTGCTTTATCATATAAAATTTGTGCAAATTTCATCTAATCACTCCCACCAGCTAACATTTAATATTCCGTTACCGCCCCTGCCTCCTGAATAACCACTAGCTCCTAGAGAACCGTTTGAACCACCGATGCCTATAATTATGTTATACGAAGTAAGAGGTGTTACAGTTAAAGGTCTATTGTATACAAAATCACCACCACCGCCACCGGGTCCTCCGCTGTATTGACTACTTCCCCCACCAGCACCACCACAACAAAACATTGCTTTAGCACCCGGACCTATACCTCCATTCGGACCAGTATATATGCCAGAACTGCCACCATGACCACCAGCTCCATTCGTACCTACGGTAATACCAAATGAACCATCACAACCTCCTGCTCCGCCAGCTAATCCGGCAGAGGAAGGAGAAGGTTGACCACCGCCGCCGCCCGATAAAGTTAACAGATTTCCGAAACTCGTTACTTGTCCTGCTGTGCCGCTTGTTGCGCCAGCACCACCACCGCCTCCTCCGCCGCCGCCAGCGCCACCGCCAGTAATATAAACTTCTGTAACTCCTGCTGGTACTGTAAACGTACCGTTTGTTGTAAATACTTTCGTTTTTAGTACTTTACTCGCATTTTTATTTTCGATTTGTGTACTAACGTTAGCTACTTCTTGCTTAACTTGGTCTACACTTTGCTTTGTTGAGTCTGTAGTCATTTTAATGTTATCTACAGCAGTTTTAATAGCTTCTTGCTGTTCATAACTCGGAAAATTCCCATCTAAATTCATCTATATCACCTCTCGAATACTAAATGTAAAACAGCCTAGTGTTGGATTGTAACCAAATCCAATTTGATGCAGTTTACCTTCATGAATAAATTGATTATGTTGAGCCTTATCATCCAAATGTGCAGTAACTTTGTTGTCTACAGCAGTAATGGCATGTGATAAAGTTGTTAAATCAATACCGCCTAAAGCATCAGATAGAGCTTTTAATGCAGCATCAATTTTATCCATATTGGCATTTGGTACACCTACATCGTAGAATTCTTCGGAACCTGGCTTTGTAAAATTGTAATTAGTTGTACTCGT